ATAGACAAACATTCGAAACAATTAGAAGAAAACGTACATACTAAAGTATTAATAGCTCAATTAGAAAAAAAAATAGATAAACTAGAAAAAGAATTAGATACCTTAAGAGGTAAATAATGATTGAAGTTGTATTTGCATTATTAATGTATATGAATGGTAAACTAGAAGGCTATTCACCTAAAGCTAATATTGCAGATTGTTTAGAACAAAAAAGAAAAGTAGAACGTGATGGTAACCCAAGTGTTACTTCATGGAGTTGTAAAGAAGTAAAAGCCATTATAGAAACAGATAAGCATGGCATTAAAAGAATCAAAGAAGTTAAGCAAGACTAATTGTATTAACAATCTGACAGTTGGATGCTGTCTCTCAAATCAATGTAAATGTTATGATAATCAAGACTACAATAATAAGATATTTGATGATAGCTCTAGCAGCATTTGTATTAGGTACATTCTTCCCCAATCCAGTCGCCAAGAACAAGGCTCAGGGTGAAGCAATAACCTGGGCCAAGCAACTTGGATTTGGACCCCCTAGGTTTGAGTACTCAAACGACAAAGAATTCATATCCTCCCTTACCCACTGCATCAATTATCTTAATTTTAATATCCCAAGAAAACAAAGAGTAAATACAGAATTAATAATAGCTCAAGCTGTTGTTGAAAGTGACTATGGAAGATCAAGGTTCGCGCGCGAGGGGCACAATCTATTTGGTATAAGAGTGTGGTCAAAAGAAGGAATGTTGCCTTTATTACAACCTAGTACAATAGATTGGCGCGTAAGAGTCTTTAAAAACAAGTGTGAATCTGTTAAGTATTACATAGAAATTCTTAATACAAAAAGAGTATATGCAGAATTTAGAAGAGTTAGGGAAATGACATTGAATAGAAATCCTATTGCAATGGCTAAAACTTTGGATAACTTTTCTACAAATAAACAATATGAGAAACATGTTATTGAGGTTATTATAAAATTAAGAAATGAATCTAAGTAAAAGTTTTACATTAAATGAATTAACAAAGTCACAAGAAGCTTTAAGACTTGGTATAGATAATACACCAAGTGATGAGCATATATTAAATTTAAAAATACTTTGTGAAAAGATACTACAACCATTAAGAGATTTTTATGGAATGCCGTTATCCGTGAGCTCTGGTTATAGATCAGCAGAACTATGCAAGGCTATCGGATCAAGCTCCACGAGCCAGCACACGCGCGGGGAAGCAGCAGACTTTGAGATATTTGGTGTAGCTAATAAAACTTTAGCTGAGTTTATTGTAGCTAACTTAGACTTTGATCAATGTATACTTGAGTTTTGGAATGAAAACGAGCCTAATAGTGGATGGGTTCATTGTAGTTTTTCAAAAAAATACAATAGGAAGCAGTACTTGAAGGCAGAGAAAGTAAATGGTAAAATTGTTTATTCACCAATGTTTTAATTATGGCTATAGGAAGATCACAAATACCACAACAGATTGAAGGCAAGATTAGAGGGGCTAAACCATCACGAGCCATGCTTGCAGCTAAAAAAAGAAAGAAAAAATAATGGCTAAACTTTGTCCAAAAGGAAAAGCAGCAGCAAAAAGAAAATTTAAAGTTTATCCAAGCGCATATGCAAATATGTATGCATCTGCAGTTTGTTCTGGAAAAATAGTTCCAGGTGGAAAAAACAAGTCTCAACAAAGAAAAGAAGTATCAAATTATAAACAAGGTGGAGTTGCAAAAGGTTGTGGAGATATAATGGATGAAAAAAGAAAAGTAACTAAAAAATTTTAAAATGAGTTTACGTAAATGGGTTCAAGAAAAATGGGTAGATATCGGGTCTAAACGTCCAGATGGTTCCTTTGCCCCTTGTGGTAGATCTAAAGGTGAAAAAAGAAAAGGATATCCAAAATGTGTACCATTAGCTAAAGCAAGAGCCATGTCAGAAGGTCAAAGAAGATCAGCAGTCACAAGAAAAAGAGCAGCAGGTAATATAGGTCCAAAACCAACTTTTGTGAAGACATTTACTAAGAAGTACTATGGTGGTATGATTGACGTATGAAAAAAGAACTATCACAAAAACAAATGAAAATTGCAGCTGCGGCTGAACCTAGAGATCAAATAACTGGAGAAGATTTTGCAGTTTTGAAAAAAGGTATGGCTGAAGGTGGAATGGTATTTGAACCAAGAGGTCAAAAACCTATTCAAGTTAAAAAACAATTATCCAGAATTAGATAAGGTTATGACTTATGGCCACATCTGGAACAACATCATTTAATTTAGACATCGACGATGTCATCGAAGAGTCTTTTGAAAGATGTGGTATTCGTAATACTAAAGGTTACGATTTAAAATCATCAAGACGAAGTTTAAATTTATTATTTTCTGAATGGGGAAACAGAGGTATTCACCTTTGGAAAGTAGAATTAAAAAATCAATTATTAACAGCAGGCACGATTACTTACACAACACCTAGTGATTGTAGTGATGTATTAGAAGCTTACGTTTCAACTTCTGAATCTATAACTTCAAGCACTCAAGATATATCATTAACTAAAATTGATAGATCTGCATATGCGGGATTGCCTAATAAAGGTCAAACAGGACAACCAACACAATATTATGTTGATAGACAAACTACACCCACTATTAGTTTATATCTTGCTCCCGATGCAAACACTTACACATTTTTAAAATATTATTATATTCAAAGAATTCAAGATGCGGGTTCTTATACTAATCAAGCAGATTTACCTTATAGATTTTTACCATGTATGGTTTCTGGACTTTCATTTTACTTATCTCAAAAATATGCACCAGATAGAATACAAGGTTTAAAATTATTATACGAAGATGAATTAGAAAGAGCTTTACAAGAAGATGGTCAAAGAACATCTTTATATATTACACCTTTTACATATTTTGGAGAAAGATATTAATGCCATTTGCACGAGGAAAAAGATCATTAGCAATTTCTGATAGATCAGGAGTACAATTTCCTTATCTAGAAATGGTTAAAGAATGGACCGGATCTATTGTTCATATATCTGAATTTGAACCAAAGCATCCTCAATTAGATCCTCCTTATCATCCTGCAGACCCTCAGGCTTTAAAAGGTCCAAGAGCAGATGTAAGACCAGGCGGTGGAGTTTTAGTTCAATTAGATTTGTATTATTGGCCAGGTCAATTTGTAACTATTCCTAATAGTATGCAGCCTGGAATAAGTGGAGATATTATTAATACTAGAAGATCGGCTTATAGTGCCGTTGGAAATGTAACTATTAATATAACATGACATACGCAGAATTAGTACAAAAGATTAGAGATTACACAGAGGTAGGTTCTGAGGTTTTAACATCTACTATTGTTAATGGATTTATTAGAGATTCTGAATTTAAGATATTTAGAGAGGTAGATGCTGATTACGCGCGCGAGTACGCGACATCTACATTTACAACTAACAATAAATATGTAGCTTTACCAAATGCTTCTGGATCAGCTGGTACAAATACAGAAAGAAGAGCTTTAATTGTTCGTTCTGTGGTTGCTACAAATAGTTCTTCTGTTCAAGTATCATTAGAGCCAAGAGATGATACATTTATAACTGAATATAATTCAACAGGTTCTACTGGTTTTCCTAAATATTATGCAACTTTTAGAGAAAATGCTATTGAAGTAGCTCCTACACCAGATGCACCTTATGTTGTTTCTTTAGATTATATTTACACTCCAGATGGACTTAGTGTTACAAATACTACAACTTATATTAGTTTAAATGCACCAGAGTTATTATTATACGCATGTTTATTAGAAGCTTTTGCATATTTAAAAGGACCTATGGATATGTACAAACTGTATCAAGAGAAGTATAATGAGGCATTACAAGGATTTGCGTTAGAACAAACAGGTCGAAGACGTAGAGACGAGTATCAAGATGGAGCATTGAGATTAAAATTAAATTCTCCATCACCATAATAAAATTATAGGAGAATAATTATGACATTAAATATAGACCAAGCGGTTTGTAATAGTTTCAAAGCACAACTGTTAGATGGAGATCACGATTTTTCAGCAGCAGGTGGAGATGTTTTTAAATTAGCACTTTACACTTCAGCAGCGACATTAAATGCAACAACAACTGTTTACACTTCAACAAATGAAGTAACAGGTACTGGTGGAACATATTCTGCAGGTGGAGGAATATTAACAGGACAAACAGTTTCATTAGATGGTTCAGTAGGAATAGTAGATTTCGCAGATTTATCTTTTACAGGAGTTACACTAAGTGCATTGGGTGCAGTAATTTATAATACTTCATTCGGTAGTAATGCAGCAGTGTGTGTATTAGATTTCGGTGCTGTTAAAACTGCAACATCAGGAACATTTACAATTTTATTTCCAGCATTCACAAGTGCAGCAGCTATATTAAGAATCGCTTAATTTTAGGAGGGCCAAGTGGCAGATATTACAGTAGAAGTATCGTCACCTGGTCTAACAGCCTACGGAGCAGGCACGTGGAGCTCTTTATCTTTTGGTGGTGATAGTCCTACAAATGTTTCTATTGGTTCAGTAGATGCTTTCAATACTGAAGGTTGGGGAGCGTATCAATGGGGATATTTAGTTTGGGGTCAATCTTTTGAAAATGCTTCAGCTGAAGTTACAACACCAGGTACACCTACAACTTGGGGACAAAACTCATACGGAAATTATTCTTGGGGGCAAATAACTGCAACTCAATCTGAAATAGGTGAAGAATCAATATTTAATGAACAAAACGCTGAAGCGTTTGTAAGCACTAATCTTTTAACACTAACTATTACATCTCTTACTATTACTGGAGATTCTAATTTATCATTAAATACTAATTTATTAAATATTGAAGAAGGCTTTGCTCAAGAAAACGTAAATGCAAATACAATTGTTGAATTAAGTGCACCTGGTAATTTACCATGGGGAGCAACTTATTGGGGTAGTGGTTCTTGGGGTAATATTGGAGGAATGCAAGTTTCTCAAGGTGCTGAAGAAGAAGTTGTTCCTTCTATAGATGTATTTGTATCAACTAATTTATTAACATTAACTTTAACATCTATTACTCAAATCACTGCAGATGCTAATATTACAGTAAATACTAATCTATTAACAGTAGGTTTGGGTAATGAAGATGCTGTACCTAATACTATTGTTTCAGTATCTACAAATTTATTAAATGTAAGTGTTGGGACTGCATCTGGTGAATTTACATCTACAGTAAGTCCAACTGGCGTAAGTGCAACAGTTTCTACAGGTCGCTTATTTATAGCTGCCTGGGCAGTTGTAGATATAGGGGTAACTAATACTTGGAGTGTGGTTGACATAGCGGCTTAATGAAACTAAAATTAGATATTATACATAATTTATAAAGGATTTTTATGGCATCAACATTTTCTACAGATTTAAAAATAGAACTTATGGCCACGGGTGAAAACTCGGGTACATGGGGAACAAAAACAAATACAAATTTAGACCTAGTACAACAAGCCATCGTTGGTTTTGAAAACATAGCTATCACGTCTACTAATACAACTTTATTAATGACTGATGCTACAATTTCACCAGCTAGAAACGCTGTTTTAAGATTTACAGGAACTATCACTGCAAACTGTACAGTTTTTGTAGCATCAGGAATTGAAAAACCTTACACTTTAGAAAACGCAACATCAGGTGCATTTACCGTTGCTTTAAATCAAGTAGGTGGAGCTTCAGTAATATTTGGAGCAGCTGATAAAACAACTAAACTTG